TTTCCTCCACGATAGCATACCGCCATTCCGAGGTCAAATCGCCTCGGTCCTTGACACCCGCGTAAACCGCATGGCAAGGTGCCATGCAGAGATGGAGGAGAAGATGGAACTCATCAGCGGCACCGCCGCCGCAGAACAAGCAGGCGTCCACCAAGCAACATGGGGACGATGGGTAGCAGCAGGCAAGGCCCCTGCGCCCGTGTTCGCCCGAGACAACATGAAGTTGTATTCGCAGGCCGACGTGACCCAGTTCCTCAGCGAAGGCGCACCCGATGAAGAAGAGTGACGTTCACTTCCCGCCAAGCGACTGGTTCAAGCCGAACCGCAAGACACGTCGCCTCCAACTGCAAGCCTCCCTTATCAGATTCCTACTCGGAAGGAAGCCATCATGAAGCAGCCAATCGGAGCAAGCGAATGGAACGGCAGGAAGGCGCCAAACGACGAAGTGTTCGTGTCGGCGTCTACTGTCGCCTCCAAAGTGCTCGCCAACCCGGTCCTAGAGAACTGGACGGTCGAAGCGACCGCCAAATGGGTCATCGAAAACATGGGGAGCCTCGCTCACATGGCGACCACCGACCCAGACGCGGCGTTCCAGCGAGTCAAGAACGCACGGTTTGAGGCGTCCGCCGAGAAAGGTCCGCTCCGGGCTACCGACCGGGGCACCAAGCTCCACGAAGTCATCGAACATTGGTTGGTTGGGGAGAACCGCCCGACCCTGACCGCCGCCGAGGACGAACAACTCGGTCCGTACATCAACGAGATTTCCACATGGTTTGTGGAAAACAAGCCGGAGCCGGTCGCCATTGAACAAGCCGTGTTCAACGACTACGCCAAGGTCGGCGGACGGTTCGACATGGCGCTCAAGTTCCGGGCAGGCCCCCTCGCCAGCGAACGCATCTGGTTGTGCGACACGAAGACGAAGAACTCGTCGGTCACCGCACGAGGGTTCGACCAGAAGCCCTACGGGGACGCTGTAGCCCCGCAGTTAGCGGCGTACCGGTGGGCCGAATGGTGCGCCACCTTCCCGCCGAGGGTGCAGACCCGAGGCGCCCGCAACTACCTGCTGAACGCCACCGAACGGCAACACCTCGTCCCCCTCTCCGACACACTCGGAGACCCCAACGAAATCGGCACCCTCGTGCTCATGGTCACCCCCGACTGGGCACGCATGTTCCCCGTCGAAACCGGCAGGGACGTTCTGGAATGGGTCAAGGCCATCGCAGCCGCAGGCAGCGGCAAAGAGAAGGCCCGCAAGTACGTTGACGAACCGGTCTGGACAAGCTGATGAACGGCGGGGGATACGTCTACAACAGCAGCCCGGTCAGGGAACGACTCAAGGCGCACGAACACACACCCGAGTTCCTTAACGCCTTCAGCGTCTACGTCGGCGGGTCACTACACCCCGACCACGGCGGCGACTGGCAGCGTATGGAACGGGCGAACAAGTGGCTTGTCGAACGGGAACCCCAAGCTCCCAAAGCCGACGTGCGTCGCCTAGAGCAGCGCATCAAAGAGATGCCCTTTGAGCAGCGCAAGCTGATCGAAGGGTTCGCAGCCGCCGCAGGCGTCGCACACACTTGGAACTTCCCGTCGCTCACCACCGGCGAACTGCTGTTCTACCGGCAGCTAGCCGACTGGATCGCAATGTCAGAAGCCGACGACATCGTTGAGTGCATCACGATTGCGTTCCCCGGCGCTAAAGAAATCTCCCCAGCAGGCGACCCCCCTCAGCCTGAAGGAGAACCTGAAACCTCCGCACCCCCCAGGCGGAAGGTGGTCCGTGTCGTTGAGGAAGACCTGCTGATCCCCCCGGGTTACCTTGACGACACGGACCTCTCAGGTACGGTGGCCGAAATCAAAGCCAGGATCAACGCTCACCTTCACGCTCACCTCATCGCAGAGATCGACGGGAAGAACCGCAAGAGCGTCACCGACTGGCTGATGGGCAAGCTAAAAGGGTTCAAGGTGCCCGATGAAATGAGGCCAAATGAGTGACAAGAAGCGAGGGCGACCGGTCGAATGGTCCAGCAAACAGTACGCAATTAAGCAAGATGAGGACTGCTGGACCCGAGAGCAAATCCTCAAAATGAGGGCGGAGCAAGATGCGGCAAAAGGTAAATAGTGTCGGCGGAATCGACCCGTCGTTCACCGGCACCGGCATCGCAAGGCCAGACGGAATTACCCACTCCATCCGGTTCCCGACCAAACCCGCACGGTTCGACCCGCAGCAATGGAAGCGCTACCGAGCCAAAGTCATCACCGCCGAAATCTACAGCCGCCTCTGGTCGTGCGATCTCATCGTCGTGGAAGGTTTCAGCTACGGATCACGGCAAGGTCGTGAGGACTTGGGTTATCTCGGACACCTCATCCGAGACACCCTGGACGACATGAAAACCCCCTGGATCGAAGTCGCACCCACCGCCCTAAAGAAGTTCGCTACCGGCAGCGGCGCAGCCAAGAAAGACGCCATGAAAGCCGCAGCGATACAACACCTCGGGCTTGACCACGACGCCACCGACGACGAAGCCGACGCACTCTGGCTACGAGAAGTCGGGCTACAGCTACTTGGGCAGCCGACGATGCCCCACAACCCCTTGCCGAAACTGGAACTACCAAAGGAGCTATTGCAATGACATACGTCACCAGTAAGGTGGGCAACCCATGATCGTTGACTTCATCTCGGTGCAGGCGAAACGCCAGCTTCAGACCTTGAACATGGAAGTGCCCGATGACGACACGATTGAAGAGATCATCTCCGTTGTGATCGACTCGCCCTACGTCATCTCCCACGAGGAGCACGACAAGCAGGTGGATGCGATCCTTGCCGACGACTCGTCCTACGACGCCGGTTACCTAGACGGGTACAACGCAGCCCTCACAGACGTGCGGGAGCTTAAGAACTCCGCAAATGCGGATCATCAGCCAGGACCTTCCTGCGCCTGAACCCCAGCAAGAGAAAGAGAAAGAGAAGCAATGTCCATCTTTGACGACCTTCAGCCAATGGGCGGCGGGAACTACAAGAAGTTCACCGTCGCTGGCGACTCCATCGAAGGCCAGATCGTTGACCTCGCCGTCGGGAAAAACTTCGACGGTGACAAGGACGTTCCGGTCATCACCATCCGAGAAGCCAACGGTGCCGAACAGCGGGTGTCGTGCGAAAACGCCATGCTCTACAACCTTGCGTTGCAGAACAAGGACTCGCTCGTCATCGGCGGCACCGTCCGCATCGTCCACACCGGAGTCTCGCCCACCCGAGCGAAGCTCTACGAAATGACCGTCGGGGCAGCGCCCGCAGCACCGCAGGCAACGACACCTGCGCCGCAGGCAGCCCCGACCGCCGTCCCCACCGCGCCTCCAATCGCATAGGCAGGTAGGGGACACCACGAAGGCCCCCGTCGCTACCCACGAGCGGCGGGGGCCTTTCCATCTCTAAAGGAGGGATCATGACTTCACGAAACAACCGTGAGACAGTGCTGACGGCGGCACTTGACGCCGTAACAAAGGACCGCAACAACGATTACGGGGACCCAGAGGACAACTTCGCTGACATTGCGCGACTCTGGAACGCCTACAAGCCGGGGTGCGAATTCGACCGGCTTGACGTGGCGATGATGATGGTGATGGTGAAGGTGGCTAGGGCGTACACCAGCCCGACCCTTAGCGACCACTGGATCGACCTCGCCGGGTACGCAGCGTGCGCCTACGGGTGCAGCCTCGCAGATGAGGAGGACGCCGAGTGAAGGACCGTCTGTTTCCTCTGAAGCCGGGAACGAAGGAACCGGCGATCAGCGACTGGCAAACAAAAGCAGGGAAGGTAGAGACCAACGGCAACGTCGGGATCGCCACCGGCAAAGGACTCGTCGTCATCGACATTGACGACTACGAGGCGTGGCAAGAGGTTCGTCCCGAACTCGGGGACGTTGACTTCACAAACTACCCGCAAGTAACAACGCCTCGGGGCGGGCGCCACATCTACATGCGGGTCGATGAAGCGTTCACCAACGCCAACTCATTCCCCAAAGGGATCGACGTGCGAGGCGACGGCGGGTTCGTCGTAGCCCCACCAACCCCCGGATACGCCGGAACGATCCCGACGCTGGACTCCATCCCGCTCGCACCCGCCACCGTCCTCAACTTCCTACGTCCCCACACAAAAGCCGCACCCTCAACACCCCGAGAAGAACTCCAACAATCACCCGCAGCATGGGACCGCTTTAACGGGCACGCCAGCAACGCCGACACCGCCGCCTACCTAGAACAACTCGGATGGACGATCAGCCACACCAACCGAGACGGGGTAATCCACGTTATTCGCCCCGGCAAAACCGAAGGCACAAGCGGCACCGTCGGAGCCGTCGCCACCGGCGTGTTCTACTGCCACACCTCCAGCGACCCCATATTCAGCGAGGAGACGCCGTACGACGCCCTCCACGTCTACGCCCACCTCCACCACGACGGAGACCTCGCAGCCGCAGACAGAGCCGCAGAAGCCCGCTACGGCGGATACCGCACCCACCTCACCGAACAAGAACGCGCCGCCCAATCCGTCGAACTGGCAGAATGGGTACGAGAACAACAACAGGCAGTCGCAGACAACGACGCCGAAGAATCAAAGACGGGATGGGAAGCGATCGCACTTGACCTAGACGCCATCTCCCGACTGCCCGACCTTGAGTGGGCGGTGAAGGATGCGATCCCTGAAGGTGTGTTCTCGTCCATCTACGGACCGACCGGCATCGGCAAGACGTTCGTGTGCATCGACCTGACCCTGACGCTGGCGTCCGGGGCCGACTGGTACGGCCAGCAGTCGAAGCGGCAGAACGTCCTTTATCTCGTCGGGGAAGGCATCCGGGGCTACAAGAAACGCATCGCAGCGTGGCTACATGAGCACCCGAACCTGAACCCGCACCAAAACATCACGTTCAGCGACGCCTACGGGCACTCGCTCCGAGATCAGGCCACGCTAGACGGACTGACCCGCTACGTCCGAGAGAAGGGGTTCACGTTCATCGTGGTGGACACCCTGAATATGTTCTCGGGCGGCATCGATGAGAACTCGGCGCAAGAAATGTCCGAGATCACGACGGCGCTCACCGTCCTCGCTAACGACGCACCCGCCACCGTCCTCGCCGTCCACCACACCGGCAAGTCGGTAGCAAACGGGCCACGAGGCTCATCCGTCTACCAATCCACCGTCAACAGTTCGATCCTCGTGACCCGAGACGCCGAACTCCCCGAGATAACCCTGCACTTCGACAAGATGCGGGACGCCGAAGCGGGGCGCCCGATGAAGCTGGAAATGTACTCGGTCCCCGAGTATGAGTCCGCCGCCCTACGCCTATCGACCCTCCAGAACGATCAGGAACGGGGCAACCTGCGCGCCCTGCTGGAAGCCGTAGAGAAGCACGGACCGATGACCCCGGCAGAAGCAACCCACTACAGTGGGGCAGGCAACCGACGCACCCGAGACATGCTCGCACAAGGCGTGCGAGAAGGGTACCTAGAATACACGGAAGGGCGCGGAAGGGGACAAAAGTCAACATACAACCGCACGTCGAAGCCCCTCTAAAGTGTGTCAATAAAGTCTGTCAAGCACCCTCCACGAGAAGGGGTCCGCTGACAGACTTTAATCCCATACAAACAAAGGGAAAACGGCACTTTCGGAAAGTCTGTCACCCCCCTAGACAAACGATCCGCTGACACACTTTCCGAGACATCGGGTCCCCGGCTCGCTGGGGCTCGCCGGGGGGACCCTCACGGTATGTCCGGTGACAGACTTTCCCCATCGAAAACCGGGCGCAAAAATGGGGATAAAAATGGGCGTGGCCCCCGCACCCCAGTCCGCTCAAAGGAGAAAGAAAAAAGCAGACCGGGCGCAGAGGCCACGCGAACTCACCCTACCGCCAGTCGGAGACAACCCCGCTGACGGCGGCGTAAAAAGTCCGGGGAAGTCCCCGACCCTCCCCCTTCGGGGACCAGTCGGAGACAACCCGCACCTTTTACCCCTCCTCGGTTGGCACGAGACTCAAGTCTCGGGCACTGTAATCCAGCACCGTCAACTCAACGCCGGAATCTTGCGCTAAGGCGTGCAGGACGGCATCTAGGGCCTCCGACGAACCGCCATAGTTCTCGTATGCCACCTTCAAGGTCACTTCTTGAAACTGCATCACGCCTCCATCATCTTGAGAGACTTGATCCGTCGGGGTACGCCGTCCATGCAGGTCTCCATGTAGGAACCCTCGGTCACGATCATGTAACCGATAGGACGGGCGAGGGCGTCCCCCTCGGAATGCACGTCGGCGTACGGGTGCTCGGTCATGAGCGCCCACCCCAACACTTTCTCCCCGTCATAGTGTGCGCCGTCTTCTAGGAAGTCGGGGCGGGTGCGGTGCAGGTGCACCATGAATTGCTCGTTTTCTGTCATTGCATTTCTCCCTGTTAGGTAGTTGGGACTGAACAGTCCGGAACGCCTACCCCCCGAAGGGGGCAGGACATCCGCACGGTTCAGCAAGTGGTCCAGCAGACTGCCGGGTCCGTGACGTTGCCGTAGATAATGACGGCGGCGAGGACCAGGGCGGCGGTGACGCTGACGACAAACAAGGCGTCGACTACTCGGCGCATCATGACGCCTCACAATCGTGCCCGTGATGCCATTCCTCGGCGTCCTCGGCGTCAAGTAGATCGAACGCCCTGCCGCATTCTTTGCAGCGCGCATACCCCCAGTCTTCGGGGGCGGGAGCGGTAGCCGGGTTCTTCATCATGTTTCTCCTTGTTGGCTTGTCTCATCAGTCGCCCGGGAGCCACCCGAACGAGACGCCCCGCAGGGCGTTTCGACGTGTCACCACTTCCGGGCGATGGGGTCAGCGGCGCACGGTCCGCAGAACAAGGCGGGGCCGTCGGTCACGCCGTCACCGTCGACGGTGCCTTCGCAGTTGTCACAGTTGGCGGCGGGCTTGCTTTTGACGATGGTCAGTTGGTACTCGGAACCGTCGGCGAGGTAGATAACGATGCCCTCACGGACGCCGAGTCCTACCCCGGCCTCATGGAATGTCTGGCATTCCACCTCGCCCATATCGGTATCAGCGGGGTTCGTGCCGTAGTCCAGCATCTCGGCGAGGGAGATGGCTACGTCGGTCTCGGTGATAGTTGGGGTGGTCATGTTCACTTTTCAGCTTTCGGGGTTGTTTTCGACGATGGCGGTGACGATGGCGTCAGCGATGGTGACGACCATTCCGTAGATGGCGTGGAACATGGCGATGCGGA